CGTCATTGTTGTGTCGAACTTGGCGGGGACAGATCTTGGGATGCGTTTTGATGGTTCGTATGGACTCGTTACGAAAATCGACTTTAGCCTTATAAGAGCCCCGATTGGAACTATTACAGTAAGGGTTCGTCGAGGAAGTACGAACAGCACGGCCACAGTGATCGGGTCGTATAGCATCACGGGACCCGCAAAAACAATATCGCATCCAGTGGCTATCCCTTACACATCTTCTGAGGGCTTGTATTTCGACGTCACATCAACCGGTGGCTTCAATACCCCTGGCGTCGGCCTGTCGATCAGCGTCTCTTACTACTCGGGCTAAAAAATGAACACACAAGAAATCAAGGATTATTTTGGCGATCGCGTGATCTACACGTTCAGCGGCTCGCTTGACGAGTTGGCAGATCTGCAATCAAAAACAACCAACAGCTACAACTATATTATTGTGGCCGGCCAAATCTATTTTGTTGCGGAAAAATCAGTTGACGATGCACGCGCAAGCGTTTTGGAATAAGGAGTCGATAGATGTATGCAAAGCTTTTAACTGGCGGATCGGCGGTGGTCACATATCAGGCAATCAGAGATATTGCCCGATTGATCACTTCTAGCAGCCCCAGCACATCTCTGCTCGGTGGATTCAGCCAGGCGTCTTCCGTAATCATTGATTCAACCCCTGCGGGCTGGACGTATGTTGGCAGCAGTCACGCTTCAGATCAGCCATCAATTGCGGCTGTTAGCAACACCACATACCCAGCAAACGGCATACGAGCAATCATGGCTTGCAGCGCCCCTTGTCTTGAGGGGTCTGCGCTGAAGTATGTGTGTCTTACGATGGGTAGACAGGGTTCCGGCACTTTGCTTGGAGGCATTAACATTACTGCCGCACAAAGCGTTACTTCGGTTGGTGTGGCAACCAATGAAGGTCCGTGTTATTACAACTTGAACACGACGAATGCCAACCTTTATCCATACACCATATCAACTGCCGCAAATACTACGATTCATTTGATTGCAAATCAGCGTCACGTCACGCTTATACAAGAAGGTGCTGGCATCCATGCGGTTTGGGAAATGTCGATGTCCGATCCCAACCGTTTTTATGGAAGAGCTCCTGTTGCACAATATTTGCACGCTACATCTTCAAACTTTACTGTTCCAGAAAATATGTCTGGCCCGATAGATTTTGCAGCATCCACCAAAACTGGGTCTGCAATTTGCGCCTTAAATGCAATCACCGATGTGAACACGGCAACCTTTTATGGAAATTATGAGCCAACAATCTTGGGCACCAGGAACTTCCCTAATTTTTTCCAAAAGGGCTCTGACTATCGAAACAACTCCGTTACATCTACGGGCGCTTTGGCATATAACGTTCAGCCTCTGTTCATGAGTGCTGGCGCGCTTGGTTATCCAGCGCAAGCCATAAGCGGCGTTGTTCCTGTTTACATTACCAAGCCAGGCATCGGCACAAGTGGTGACACTATCTATGTCAACGGAGAGGCGTACACTTGGTTTAATGCGGGCGGCGGTTTTGGCTTGGCACTCAAAACAAGTTGATCATGGCTATCTTAAACATCTCTGACGAGGGCATCTCTGTTTATGGAGATGCGCAGCTGTCCTTTCTTATTCCACAATCAATCAAAACGTTGCTATATGTAACTGACTTTTTGCTTGACCCAACAATCCTTGCCCCAGAAGAAAATTACAGGATTTATTAAGCAAGTTTGTACGCTGATGTTATTCTTGCCATTTTTCTGGCGCGGTTGGGTTGCCATCAATCGGTTATATATCATCTTTGAGAGGATGCCTTGTCCAACAATTACAGTTGGCAGTTTCCCAGGCTTGATGTTTATCCCACATACCAAACCCTCACGGATGTCGTCTGCCGGGTTCACTGGCGGATGACGGCTGACGACGGGGGCGGTCACATTGCGCAGGCGTACGGCGTCCAGCAATGCGGCGACGTAGACCCGAACGATTTTGTTCTGTATGCAGACCTGACCGAGTCCCAGGTCCAAGGCTGGGTCGAGGCCGCAATGGGCACGGATGGTATTAACGAAATCAAAGCGTATCTCGATCAACGGATCTCTGAGATCGTCAACCCGATCGAGCTCAGCTTGCCTCCGCCATGGCTCTAACCCCAACGAAAATAGCCTCTGTACCACTATTTCGAGGGGCTCAAATGATTCAACGCCTGATCGCTCTCTTGTTTTTAAGCCGGGAGATCGCGCACCGGGAGCACCTGCGCACCCGTAGCTACGCCCAGCACATGGCTTTGGGCGAGTTCTACGAAGCCGTCGTTGAAAAGGCGGACTCAATTGCCGAGGCGTACCAGGGTCGTCGTGGCTTGATCGAAGACATCCCGTATCTCCAGGCGCCCGGCACCGACATCATCGACTCTCTTGAGCGCCAGCTCGCCGCGATTGAGAAGATCCGGTACACCGCCGTACCCAAAGAAGAGACCGCTATCCAGAACCTGATTGACGAGGCGGTTGCCCTGCACCTGACCGCGCTATACAAGCTTCGCATCCTGAAATAAGCAGCCGCTCGCTACCCCTCCAGGCCCCGATTTCCCGGGGCTTTATTTTTGCAATCCCCAACGAAAATAGGGGCCAGGTTTCCTGCGCCGTGGTAGCGGCGTTTCCACGGAGGGTCCCTGATGGATTCACACAACACAGCGGCAGAAGGCGGAACGGCCATTGCCGCCAAGCTCGCGCCCCCGGCCAGCGTTTCCATTGCCTCGTTTATGGGGATGCCGGTTTCAGAAATTCTGGTCTGGGTCACTCTGGTCTACACGATCGTGATGCTCGGTCACAAGCTCTACCAGATCTACCAAGAAATAAGAAATAAGTAATCATGGACCCGATCACCGCCGCCATGGCCGCGTTTGCTGCCGTCCAGAAGACGGTGCAGGTGATCAAGCAAGCGCAGAAAACCGTTAACGACGTCGCCTCCCTCGGCCCCATGCTGGGCCAGTACTTCGGCGCCAAGCAAGACACCGTCAAGGCGCTCGAGCAGGCCAAGAAGCAGGGTGGATCCAGCCTGGCCCAGGCCATCCAGATTGAGATGCAGCTCCTGTCCCAGAAGAAGTTTGAGGACGAGCTGAAAATGATCTTCTTCCAGACCGGTCACGCCGACGTCTGGGAAAGCATTCAGAAGCGCGTTCAAGAAGGCGAGCAGGCCCAGCGCGAGGCCCAGCGCCGCGCCAGAGACGCGGCAATAGTCAAGGCCAGAAAAATGAAAGCCATGATCGAAATGGCGATCGGCATTGGTCTGGTCGTAATCCTTGTCCCTCCCCTGATCTGGGTATTGATTCAGGGTTTGCTGTACGCCCGAGACAACGGCTGGTTTAAATAACGGAGTCCGCATGCTGACACTTCTATCCACCCTTTTATCGTTCCTGATGGGCGGATTGCCCAAGCTGCTGGACTTCTTCCAAGACCGGGCAGACAAGGCGCATGAGCTCGAGCTCGCCAAGATGCAGACCGAGCGTGAGCTGCAAATGATGGAGCGTGGCTACATCGCCCAAGCCAAGGTCGAGGAGATCAAGCTCGAGGAGCTCAAGGTCCAGACAGACGCCCAGAAATTCGCCGCAGAATCTACGGTGAAAACCGCCGTAATCGACGCACAGAAGGCGGAGCTCGAGGCGATCTACAAGCACGACGAGAGCCTTAACGAAGGCACCAGCCTGTGGGTCAAGAACCTGCGCGGCGCCACCCGATCGTTGATCACCATGGGCTTCTTCTCCCTGCTGTGTTTCATCGACCTGGGCCTGATCATCTACGGCTTCTATCACAAGGTTGACTTCCAGGTCCTGGCCGAGATGTTGTGGGATTCCAACACTGCGGCGCTCTTCGCTTCAATCATCGCCTTCCACTTCGGTGGCCGAGCCTTCGGAAAATGATCAGCAAGAAGGCCATCGAGATGATCAAGCACCACGAAGGTGTAAGGGTAAACCCTTACCGGTGCCCGGCTCGTCTATGGACGGTGGGGGTTGGTCATGTGATCGACCCCAACCACATCAAGGTGCCGTTCGACAAGCGTCTCGAGCTTGCCATCCCGGCTGGCTGGGACAAAAAACTGACGATGGAGGAAGTGGATGCCATTCTGGCAAAAGACCTTGAGAGCTTTGAACGAGGCGTGGTTCGACTGTGTCCTGCTGTGCTTGATCGTCAGAGCCATCTCGATGCTTTGACCTCGTTCTCGTTCAACGTGGGCCTGGGCAATCTCCAGCGCTCGAGCATCCGGATGAAGTACAACCGGGGCGACTATCAGGGCGCAGCCGATGGGCTGCTGGAGTGGAACAAAGCGGCTGGGAAGGTTCTTCCTGGTCTGGACAAACGACGCAAGGACGAGCGAGCTCTGTTCTTGTCGTGACACCAAGGAGAATCGACAAATGAAGGCATCAGACATCAAGCGCGAAGGCGGCAAGCTCCAGTACCGGGGCCACGAGTTTCCTGGCTTCAACAAGCCCGTCAACGCACCTGCCGGCGCAAAAGAAAAGAAGATGGTCCTGGCCAAGAAGGGTGACGAGGTGAAGCTCGTTCGCTTCGGTCTGCGCGGGATGCAGGACTACACCCAGCATCACGATGAAAAGCGCCGTGAGAACTATCTGGCGCGTTCGGCCGGGATCAAGGACAAGAACGGGAACCCGACCAAGAACGACCCGTTCAGCGCGAACTACTGGGCGCGGAAAGAGTTGTGGTGATCACATGGCAGCAATTGTCGTTAAACAATTTGGAGGCATGAAGCCGATCGTCAGTCCTCGCTTGCTGTCGGCTTCTGAGGCACAGACGGCCAACAACGTGAAGCTGGTCTCTGGATCCCTTACGCCACTCAAGGGCTCGACGACGCTTCAGGCTCTCCAAGGTTCGGCGCCAGCCACAATCTACCGCTATGGCACTGGCACGACGGAGGCCAACTACTGGCTTGAGTTTTCTCAAGACACGGAGGTCATGCGCTCTCCGATTGCCCAGGATCAGTACGACCGCCTGTATTGGACCGATGGCAACAATGTGCCGCGCTACGCGCCGAACAGCCTGATCCTCCAGGCCGGATCAGGGCCGTATCCACGCGCCAGCTATCAGCTCGGAATCCCCGCTCCTGGCGCTCCGACTTTGTCCGGCACCACGCCCCCGGCGACCGGCGACACGCCTGAGACCAGGGCGTATCTAGTCACGTACGTTTCGGCGTACGGGGAGGAGGGGCCTCCGTCAGCGGCTTCCAGCCTGGTCACAATAAAGCCAGACACCGCTGTGACTGTTGCTCTGCCTGGCTCACCTACCGGTGCCTACAACATCACGCTCCAACGGATCTACCGATCCTCGACTGTTGGCAACCAAGCTCAGTGGCAGTTCGTTGCTGAACTTCCTGTGGCAACGAGCTCGTACGTGGACGACAAGACTCAGTCGCAGCTTGGAGAGGTTCTCCCATCTGAAGATTGGATTGGCCCTCCTGCCGGCCTGAAGGGTCTGCGCCTGATGGCCAACGGCGCTGCGGTCGGCTTTGTAGGGAAAACCCTATATTTCTCGGAGCCCAACCTTCCGCATGCCTGGCCACATCAGTACCCGATCGACTACGACATCGTCGGCATTGCCACCTACGGTCAGTACGTCGCCGTCCTCACGACCTCATTCCCGTACCTGTTCAGCGGCGTTGACCCTGCCGCCATGAGCTCGAGCAAGCTTACGCTGCCGCAAGCCTGCGTGTCTAAGCGCTCGATCCTGGAAACCGGCAACGGCGTGATCTACGCCTCTCCTGACGGCTTGGTGGAAATCGGAACCCAGAACGACGTCATCACCAAGGGCCTGTTCAATCGTGAGCAGTGGCAAGCCTATACGCCGTCCTCGATCCAGTCCTACATCTACAACGGCCGGATCCACTGCTTCTACAACAACGGATCTCGCGGGATCCTGGTGTTTGACTTCACCGGCCAGGGCGCTACGTTTACCACCAGCGACATGAGCCTCGCCACTGCCGTCAGCGCCGGCTTCTACGACGCCACGACCGACAAGCTGTACCTGGCTCAAGGAACCAACATCGTCCGGTTCGACCAGGGATTCGCTTTACCGTACACATGGAAGAGCAAGATCTTTCGCAACCCGTACCCGACCAACTTTGGCTTCGGCCAGGTCACGGCGCTCCAATATCCGGTCACGCTAAAGGTGTACGCGGACGGTGATTTGGTTGCTGCCAAGGTGGTTCAGAACAACAACCAGTTCCGCTTGCCATCAGGGTTCCGGGCCTACGAGTGGGAGCTCCAGCTTGATGGCACGGCTGAAGTTATTGAGGCCGGCATCGCGCAAAGCACCGAGGAACTGAAGTCGTTATGACCAGAGAAACAAAGGTTGCGTCCATCCCAGACGTTCGTAGTGACAACGTCGAGGAGGTGCTTCGCGCCATCAAGAACGTGCTGCAAGTCCGTGAGGGCCACATTGGCGACCCGCTGGACCAGAATGTCACAGTCAGAGATCTGACCGATCTCAAGATCGTTTCCGGTAATGGTGTCACCAGGTTAACGGGCGGCACCACCATCCCGGTGCGCAATCCCGTGGTCCAGGACGATGGATACAACCCGTCCACCGACTTCACCTCTCCACCCGCCCCTACCGGTTTGACGGCATCGCCCACCTTCACCAACGTGTACCTGGTGTGGAACGGAGCTCCGTATCGCAATCACGCCTACACCGAGATCTGGCGAGCCGGCACCAACAACCTTGGCAACGCCGTTTTGGTGGGGCGTAGCAACACCAGCGTCTATGCTGATGCCGCCCAGGAAGGGCATACGTACTACTACTGGATCCGTTTTGTATCTGGGGCCAACGTAACCGGGCCATACAACTCAACTGACGGAACCTCGGCCACAACGGCCACCAATCCGACCACTTTGCTTGATCTGCTCACTGGGCAAATCACAGCATCTCAACTGAACAATAGTCTGGGCTCCAGGATTGACCTGATTGACGGCCCGGCGAGCGCGGTTGGAACGGTCAACGCGCGTATCGCGGTGGTGCAAAGCCAGGTCAATGACCTTTTAAATACCCCTGCCTACAACAACTCAACCTCATACCCGGATGGGTCTGTCGTCACATATAACGGCGGCCTGTACGAGGCGCTTCAGAATACGCTAGGAAATCTTCCTACCGACACTACGTATTGGCAAAAGATCGGTGACTACGCGTCTCTCGGAGACGCTGTGGCGGCACACACCACGCAGATCTCTAGCCTTCAATCGGGCCTCGGCCAAGAGATCACCGATCGCACCACGCTGGCAACGCAGCTCCGTGGCGGCTATACCGGAAATGACATCAACTCGCTCACGTCCGGGTTGATTTACCAGGAGAGAATAACTCGATCCTCCGCCGACTCCGCGCTGTCAAGTTCGATCTCTGCATTGTCTTCGACTGTAACGAATAACTACAACACCCTGAACGCCTCGATATCTTCCGAGGCGACGACCAGGGCATCAGCAGACAGCGCACTCTCCACTTCGATCAACGTATTGACGGCGTCTTTTAAAGCCACTCAGCTCGGCCTGCCGCTCACGCAATGGGTTCTGAATGGCCAGACGCTGGCCACGGTAAATGACGGCAAGGTTGGGTCTAGTGTTCTGCGCCTTGGAAACTCGGCCAATGCTTTCCCGAATCAGGGCACGTACATTGCGATCGACCCAACGAAAAAATATCGGGCCAGGTTTTGGGCCCGCCCCTCGTCGAATGCCGACGGCGCCCTGTATTTCAGTCTGCGTCAGTTTACTGACAATGCCGGGACTTTCGGTCCGATCAACAACGGTCGCAGTCCGTACAAGCCTGGCCCTATCAATCGAGCCGCTCACAACGCCACCTATGGCGCGGACGCCTGGGGCGAATACAGCTACATCTGGAGCGCGAGTGACTGGCAGGTTGGCGTCAAGTTCTTTCAGCCTGAGTTCTTGAATAACTTTGGCGGCACCGCCGGCTATTGGGAGATCCAGGATTTCACTCTGACAGATGCGA